TTCCAGTCAAGAGCATGACATCTCTGTTCCCCTTGTTTAGTCAAAATGTCCACGTGCTAGAACACAAGGACTTTCCCGACATATCGGATAAGAAGAAGTTCACGTGCTACCAAGTGGTTGACCCCGCTGGTGCGCGTAATTACACTAGTCTGTGGGCTGGAGTGACGGGCTTAGGCTCGGACACGGAGATTTACATCCGCAGGGAATGGCCCGATCGCAAGACCTACGGACCTTGGGCTGAGTTTGGCGATCCACACTGGAAATTCGGACCAGCATCCAAGAAGCTAGGCTATGACGTTGTCGGATACTGCAAATTGTTCTCGGACATCGAAAAAGAGCTGGGAATCGAACCATTCGAGCGTATCGGTGACTCCCGCTTCTTCGCCAACGAGAATGCCGACAATACCGACCTTTTTGATCAGTTTTCTGCCCACGACTTCCATTATGTGCCTTCTATGGGTTCGCAGGAGGAACAGGGACTCACAGCTATCGACGACTGGTTCTATTACAATGTAAACCTGCCCATCGACGCAGCAAACAAGCCGCGAGTCTACATACACGAGGATTGCGGCAATCTAATCTATGCCATTATCAACTATGGCGCACAAAAGAAGAAGGACGAAGCACTGAAGGATTTTATTGACTGCCTTCGCTACCTGCGAACAGCAAACTACGGTCAAGGACCAGAACACTACTCTAATGGCAAGCTAAAGTGCTTGGTCAGCTCAGGAGGATATTAATTATGACAGAATCAGAGAACGAAACATGTACATCCCTAGCGGAACAGCTAGGTAAACCATACACAGCGATGTCAATTGGCAAGCTACGAGCTGCTGTATGTTCAGAAGAAGACCTAGACGGCAAATACATCCTACCAACGGGTGTCCTAAAGATCACAGCTCAGATCAAAGGTGAGATGGACGTTATCGAGGCAGCAGCCCCAGATATTATCACGGTTCGCGTCCTGCATCAACAAACTGGTAATCCTCGCTTTGTTTTTGCCGAAGATTTAGATACACGCAAAAAAGTTAATGTATCAGTCCCCAAGCGCCACAAGGATATTATTAATCACGTCGGCAAACGACTGAAAGTAAACAAGGTAATTAAAGATGGAGTCCCCTATTACAGATACCCAGCTATCTAAGCTGTTCATAGCAGACAACGCCGAACTATGGGCGACAATCGACATGATCCGAAACGATAAGGTCGGTAACATCGACGCTATGACCGACGAGAGCTGGGCTGACTCGCTCGGATACGACGAAAATAGACTTGTAAAAATAGCGAGTCTAGTCAAGTCTAGGCGACCGCTTGACACGTGTGTTAGTCTCTCGGTATCAAGTCAGTGCGGAGTAATTAATCAATAGGACTGTCTGTGGTAAAATGAAAACAATGGCTATAACTAGAGATCAAGATAAAGACGAGTCGGATGTATATTTTGACGAGTTCGACTACAATCAGTTCAAGGAAACGTTCGATACGGATGTTGATAGTCTTGCTGATTTCATCAAACGATGCTCGGATTCTGCCGACATCCGCCATTGCCAATGGGAGGGCAAGACAACCGACCTGAAGAAGTCTGGTGAGACCGCGTTTCCATTCCAGAACTCTAGCGACACCGAGGTTCACTTAGCCGAGTATCACATCTCCTCTCAGATCGCCATTAACGAGAACGCACTCCGCAAGTCATCTATTCGTGCCTATCCACGCAACATTCAAGACGTAGCACGTTCAGCGGAGGTCACAGCCTTCATGAAGTGGCTGCGTGACGCTGGTATCAAAGACTTCTGGCAGCAAATGGAGAAGTCAGACAACTACGCACAGGAGAAATCTCTCCGCGTGGCATATTGCGACTACAAATCCCCCACTAAGCGTTCATACGAGAAAGTATTTGACCTAGAAGAGATCCAAAAGAGTTTCCCAGAGCAAGCGGAGGACTATATTGAGATCCTAGCCGACGAAGACCGCGTAGAGGAGGCATTGGAAGTATTTAACTCAATCCCGGGATGGGAGATCAACGAGAAGCGCGTAAAGAAGGCACTCCGCGAACTACGCAAGACTGGAACAGCTAAGATCCCAGTAACTATTGAGGATCAGGGCGAGCCAGTGGTGCAAGTCCTAGCGCCAGACGAAGAGTTCTTCGCACCAAGCTATACAACCAATTTCTGCGACGCACCTCGCTGTCACATACGTAAGCCAATGACCCCACAGGAGATTCTCAGTCGCGTAAGCTCTGAGGGCTGGGACAAGGAATGGGCTGACTGGGCAGTAGAGAATGAGCGTGGCACACTTAACGCCTTCCGTACAAGCAGCTCGATCCCGAACCCTCGGCAGCCATCTTCAATCGATGAAGACCGCGACCTGATCGATGTTGTCTTTACGTTTGAGCGTTTAATTGACCGAGACGATCTAGCAGAGGGCATTTACCTCACAGTCTGGAGTCCCGAGTTTGGTGATAGCGATGGGCAAGTACCTCCATTCGCCAAGCGCACACTGCTCAGTGGTCTGCGCCAATTACCTTTCATCGTGCAGTCCCGTAGCTACGACGCACGTACACTATACAGCGCCCCGACAGTTCCTGAGCTGCTGAAGGCAAGCCAGAAGAACCAAAAGGTTCTCCGAGACGCAAACATGGACAACTCAGCTTACGAGGTGAGTCCCTCCCTGCTTGCGCCGCCAACGTGGGATCACGGTCGTCCAGGCCCAGGTGGCGTATATGCCACGCGCACTGGTCAAGCACCGTCATATCTGCAACGTAACACGAACTTCGGCGCTGTGTTTAATTTGGAGAAAGAGATCGTATCTGAGGCAGATCGCCTAGTAGGTCACGACCCACAAGACCCTACGTCGGTTGAAATGCAACGTGCAAGCATTAATCGCCACCTAACCTTCGCTCAAGACGTTCTAAAGCTAATATACGAAATGTATAAGCTCAAGGGTCCAGAGGAGCTGTTTTTCCGCGTTACTGGTCGCCCAGAGCCCGTTCAGTTCATCAAGGACGCAGAAGAGACCGAGATGGATGTGTCCGTAAGCTTTAACACCATGTATGACGATCCAGAGAAGATGGAGAAGATGTCACGCACCATTATTCAAGCAGCACAGCTAGATACATCTGGTCGTGTGAATAATGAGGCTGTTGTGGACTTCCTGTTGACCATGGCTGACCCAATGGCTGCTGAAACTATCTTGCTGCCCGCTGAAGTTGGCACTGACAAGGTCAAGAACGAAACACTCGCTGATATTGCTCAAATGTCCGCTGGTATCGCCCGCGCACCTGCCACTAATGCAGCCAAACTACGTATGCAAGTTGTCGGTGAGTATGAAGGCGAGCAACAGCAAATCCAGCAGTCTGGTCAAGTCGAATCTATCCTGTTCACCAACCCTCAGTTCATGTTCCTCCTCGGAGAATACAAGAAGCAGCTTGAGATGGCGATTGCACAGAAGAAGAACGGCACTGAGTTTGCTATCTACGGAACTGAAGCAGCAAGTGTTGGCAATATGGAAACCCAGAACTTAGAATCAAACGCATAATCGTGAACTTTACTGAATTTAAGAAGCATCTTAACGATAACCCAGAGATTGGTCGTGTACTCTATGAATACTTAGAGGATCGCCGCGATCAAATGCTCTCACAGCCTTGGTATTCCCCAGACAAGTATCTGGGCAACAAGTGCCAGACAATTGCGCAGTTCCTAACAGCAGACCTAATGGAAGAGTTTAACTTCAAGAAACACTCCCGCAAGGACGACCGATAGGACACCACGTGTTATAATTTCACTAACAGCCTCCGCCTTGGCTGATTTAAACCCATAGGTAGATATGACAGATACACTAGAAGCGGACATCCCTGATTCCGAAGAAGCAATTCAGGAGAACAAATCACCAGAGCAGCGCCGACAAGACCTCTTACAAGAGCGAATCGACAAAGCAACTGGTTTAAAAGACGAGCCAGAGCCAGAAGCTCCCGAAACCGAAGACGAAGAGGACGACGAAGAAGAAGAAGTCGAAACCCCTGAAGTCGATGGGGAAGAAGAAGAAGAAGAAAGCGATGACGAGTCAGAAGACGTTCCTTCAGATGATGGAGGATTTGACATTGAGGATCTAAACGAGGAAGAGCTAGAAGCACTTACACAGCAAGTAGCAGCAAAAGCAGGGAAAGCCCTGACTAAAGCTCGCTTGCAGGATAAAGAGCGGAAAGCAGAGATTGAGAAGCTACAAGAGCAAGTGCAGGAGTTATCTGCAAATGTTGTTACAAGCGACAATCCATACGCCAACATTAGATCAGTAGAGAGCGCAGACGAAGCAATCAAGCAAACGGAGGTCAACATTAAAGGTTGGAACCGCAAGCTGATTACTGATCGGGTTGAGCAATATAACGAGAAGACTGGTGAAGACGAGTCTGGAGTTATGTTTGGAAGCCAGTTCATGTCTGTAGATCAATTGCTCAATGCCATTGACAGGGAAGAGGAGAAGCTAGAGCCATTACGTAGTCGCAGGTCGGAGATAAAAAAAGTCTCAGAAACGCTTGGGGATACAGATGGTGTCATCGGAGAAGTCCGTGGCAAACTAGGGATCGAAGACGACTCGGACGAAGCTAAGGAGTATGAAACTCTTTTGTCTAACCCAAAGTTTGAGTTGGTTAAGAATATCCTCCCAGAGTATGCAAAGGAGCTAATTGAGATCCTTGGTCGTGCGGCAGTAACTAAAGTGCCAGAGACCAAGAAGTTCAGCAAGAAGCTCAAGCGCAAGGCTCCCAAGTCTAAAACGGAGAGCGTCTCACTGGATACAAAAGCTGGAAGATCACCGAAACGATCGAACAGTGCTAGTGTGCAGGTCAAAAAACTGCAGAAGATCGTAAGCGATCCAAGGCAAACAATAGCTGCTCGGCGCGACGCTGACCAGCAAATCAGAATCTTAAACAGAAAATAATATCATGGCACAAACATATTCAAGCACAGTCGGTAATCGCGAGTCTCTAAAGCAGACCGCTGAATTGCTGGCAGCAGACATCACACCCGTAACAGGCTTGCTGAATCACACAGCAACCAAGAACAAGCGCCCTCGCTGTCTCATGGACAAGCTGAAGGCTGTGGCAAATACACCACACGTTGAAGGCGCTGACACAAACACAGGTCGCGACGCATTCTCGCAAGTTCGCGAGTTTGAAGGTCAAGCACAACGCACAGTTGTTGAGTACGCTGTATCAAAAGAGCAAGAGCAAGAAGACTCCGCTGTTATCTCCAACATGATCAAAGCAGCCGACAAGTCTGCAATTGAAGTTGCGATTGACAAAGAGTACGTTCTCTGTGGTGACCAAGGCGTCACTGCTGACGTTCCAGGTACAACTGGTGGTGCTACCGCTGGTATCGGCGCTCTTATCTCAAATACTGCAGCAAATGGTGTTGACGCACTCTACGTAACTCCAGCAGCATCTATCTACGGCGGTCTCAAAGCTGACTACGATGATGCCGCAATGGGCGCACAAATCGCTTCGATGTGGAGCCAAGACACAACCATGCAAGATCTTTGGTTGGTCGCTGGTCCAGGTCTTCGCGAGCACATCGTTGCTTCGTTCACACGCACAGCAGGTGCAGCTTCTCAAGTTGACTACAACGTGAATGGTACTACTACTATCCCTTGGATGGTTGAGATCATTGACTCTCAGTTCGGTCAAATCAAGATGAAGAGTGCTAATCCTAATTGCATGCCTTCCTCGGATCGCGGTTACTTCATCAACCCAAGCCTTCTGCACGTTGCAGAGTACCAAGGCATCGAGTCAGAGAACTATCCATTTTTAGGGGGTAGCTATAAGGGCGCAGTAGATACACGCTACGCACTTATGACCACAGGACCTAATGGTCTTGGAAAAATCCAGTTCTCAGATGAAAGCTAGAAAGCGTTAGTTAGTTTCGGGAGCGTGTCATCAATTGGCACGCTCCCTTTACTTGTATGTTACAATAAACCACAGGGACACAAAAATTATGACGAACAAACCTAAATGTAAGCACAAAGGCAACACCGCAGGTAAAGTAAAAAGCAAGTATTAGAATTATGAGAAAGATATTAACTGATGAAGAGCTGACAGCACTGGCAGCAAAAATGGAGTTGCGTCGGCAATGGTTAATGTCCCCAGCAGGACGAGCGCGTCGGGACGAGGTAATGCGTCAGTACATGAAAAAGACGTATGGCGGTGGCAATAAGAGTAGTGAGAACAGTGTTCTAAACTTTGCTGGCTGCTTCGACGTGTTTGAACAAAAAGAAATGGAGTTTGATTGCAAGGCAACGGACGGGACCGATTTCGTTAATCCCGATTATTTAGCATGGAAACAGAAGGACTTTAAGGAGCGCGGCCTCACGGGCGAGTGGCTGTAACACTTAACCAAATTTAAAACTAATGGCAAACACAAGAACATGGGATGAAGTAGTTGGGCTAACTCAAGCACGGGCGGGTGCTTCGTTCTCGTCGGGGACAGAGCTACAGAATATTGGATTCCTGTTAAACTCGGCAGCACGTACCATTTATGATGAGTCTCGCTACTGGTCTCGCTACCTAGTGCTAGAGCCTCGCACAGCAGCACGTGGGTATATTGCCACGACAGAGGACGGATACAACGTCTACGGCGGCGGATTCAGTTTCTCCAACGGACTATACGTGCGCAATGGCGACGCAAACACCAAGGCAAATTACAATATTGTCAGGGACGGTGTCGCGAACTTTAGCCTCAAGTGGAGTGGATCTCGATGGGAGATTTCCTCGCTAGTTTACATTACCTCCGCTGGCACTATCGTTACAAGCAACGGCGACTGGCTGTATGAGCCAGGTGATGTCCTTTACTACAACGACGGAGTAGACGCCACACCACCAGAAACAGGGTGGGTTACAGATCAAGGCGTGGACCTATCTCCGTATGTCCAAGAGCTGTCAGAGATTGGCGAAGCTATTGCATACTGGGGCGCAGCAAAGTGGTCTGGCAATGATCCGCAAACCCTCACAGCATACCCAGACAACAATGGCATTCGCGTTGCAAGCAATGTCACGGGGACAATCTATGTAGCCTACAAAAAGGCGTGGACAGACAAATACGGCAATGGCGAGTCTGGCACAATATCAGAAGTTCCCTCAGAGTGGGCGGAATTTATGGCGTATGACGCTGCACGCTCCTACAGGGCCTCACAGGACAGCGACAGTGGTTTCAACCCTATAGCCCTACGTGACGTAAACAATGCCCTTGAGCGTGCGCTTATGAAGCCTAGCAGGGACGGTGCTATTGCGGCACTCACTAATCAACTTAAAACCCAGTATTCAACCGATAACTCGGTCAAGTAAATATGGCGCACTTTAGATTCAGACGATCCTTTGGCAATGTTGGCACACGTAGATTTCGTGGCGCTCGACCAGATTTAACTCCAGTAATTCCAGGGGTTGATAACTACCTACGACCAGATGGTCTTTCCCTATACCGTCAACCAGACGCAATATCACTATATAAACGACCCTTCGGATCTTAACTCAATAATATTATGGCAGACTTCACAGTATCAACAGACATAGACACTCTACTACAGAGTGCCTCTAATTCAGCAGCCCGCTCCAACCTAGAACTAGGCACAGCGGCTACAACAGCATCCACGGACTACGCTACAGCGGCACAAGGCGTATTGGCAGGCACGGCACAGCAGCCACCTGCTGAAGGTCCTTTCGTCGATGGCGACAAGACTAAGCTTGACGGCATTGCAGCGGGTGCAGAAGTAAATACAATTGAGAGTGCAGTATCTGGCGAACCTACTGGAAGCGATCAGGTTCTCAACGTTGTCAGTCTTACTCAAGCTGAGTATGACGCTGGCACACCAGTCGCTACTACATTCTACATCATCAACGGATAACGTATGGCTTTATCACTCGGCAGTTCACTAGCGGACAAGATATACCTCGGAGCAACTGAGGTCGCACTTGCATATTTAGGATCGACACAGGTATACTCTGCTGGCGGAGCATTCTCTGCAGAGGCGCAGGACTACTTCGACCGCTTGGACACTGCGGGTGATACGACATACACGACCTACAAGCAGCCGCTAGCTAACTACATTGATGGTCTGGTTGCACTCGGTGGAGCATACTGGGACAATCTGGAATCCGCCGCATCGTTCGTGGGTGTAGGCATACAGGGTGTAACTGTTCCGTTGAAGTCCACAATGCCAACGCTGACCAACAATAACTTTGTTTCAGGTGACCTGAATCAAGTTACTGGACTATTATGCAATGGGACCTCTAAAATAATCAAAACTAACACAGATCAATCAAATTACGCACAGAATGACACTTCAGCCAGTGTATACAGAACAGAAACTGTAAGCGGAACCAATCCTTTTCACTTTGGAACAAACCTCTCAAATGGCTTTGGGGCTAGGGGCAGCTTCATTACTGCCTGTTATGGTTTGCAAGCTGTAACTGGAAGTGCTTCTACTACCGTTGGTCTATTGGGACTTTCTCGCTCGGCTTCAACAGGCTACGACTACCGATCAAATGGGACAACTGGTACACGCACAACAGCATCGGTTACTCCAGCTTCTGGCAATCTGGATATATTTGCTATTAACGGAACAACAAGTGGTTCGTTCCGATTAGCAACCTACCACGCAGGCCCTGCACTTAACCTTGCTACCTTAGAGGGCTTGCAAGCAACATTACTTTCTGAAATCGCAGCAATTTAATTATGACCCCATCAGAATACCTAGCTACTAGCCCTACGACTGAAGAACTCAGCCAAAACTATCTTCTGATTTCAGCAGAACTGCGGGACTCAATGCTTGCCAAGCAGGACACCTTAACTACTAGCAACCGCATCAGCCCAGTGCTGTTAATTGACGGAAGCTACGGTTCTTGTTGTGACATTTACACAGAAGTTGCCGCAGGTGGCGTCTACAGCGAACTGTGGGCAATGCTTGATCAAGCTAAACTGGAGGAGTGTGAAGTCGTAGACAAAGATGCATTCCTAGCACTATTACCAACGCCAGAAGAAATTTAATATGCCACAAAACACCACTCCAATCGAATCAGTATGGGCATTAAAGGGCAACCAGCCAAACAATGCCATTGTAGCTACAGCCGACGGGAAATATCCTGCTCTGGACGGTAGCCTGATTACAAACATCAGTGGTGGTGGTGGCGGTGGTGATCTATTGGCGGCAAACAATCTGTCTGAGCTTACAGCTACGGCATCAGTTGCTAGGACTAATCTAGAGCTGGGTGCTGCTGACACCGTAGAGTTCGGGGGCTTTGTCCCGCCATCGGGAACAACTGCTGAAATTGATGCGGTTGCTGATGCTGTAGTCGGGCAAGTGATGATTAACTCTGACAGCGGTCAGTTCGTTCAATTTACTGGACCTGCTACGTATGAGGTGATTACGTCAGCTAAGTCACACAAGCTAGACTCCGTTGCCGCAAGTGGCACGGTTACACTGTTGAACTCTGGGTTTGTTGAGTCTGGGCTAATTACACCATCGCCAGACGTTTTTGCACCCGTAAACTTCGTTGAAGTTTTTGCAAACGGAACTTCACTCGACGGACAAAACGGAACTTTTACCGCATATCTTTATCACGATGGATCTCAAGGACCTGCTGGGTGGTATGATGTTAGTGATGTAAATGCTGGCTTAAAAGATGCGGTCGTAATTCCAGCGGATTCACTTTTATTCTTCACAAGTGCCACTGGCGGAACAAAGACACCGATGCGCACCCATTTTGAGGTCGTGTCTGAGGCTATAACCCCAATCACTATTCTGTCCGAAGCATTGAAGGCTGGCGTAACCTACGAGATTTCCGTAAAACTTGCAATTGGTGATATGCTTAACGGCAACGTTTTCATGAGCGCAAGCTACTCTGGCTTGTTTGCGGATAGCTATGCTGTGTTTACCGCAGATGACCTTGACACTGGTGCTAAGCTCGGAACGTTTGAGGGTGAACTCCTCGCTAGCAATATTATCGGCCTCTCCGCTAATGGAGCTTACGGATTTGACAGTCCAAGCATCGGCTACTACACGCTAACTTCTACAGTAACACCATCTACTGATGGGACGTTTAGTTTTGACATTAAGCAATTAGTATCTTCGGCACGTCCACTATACGTAGGCAAGGCGGAGATAACCGTTGCAGCACTTACTTAATGGCAACACTCGGAACAGTATCAATTAACGAGGGCAAGGTCCTCCGCCTCTGGTTTGAAATAGACCAGTTCCGAGAGCCTACACAAATCTCTCCAGACACGAGCACGCCATACACGGAGGACGACAAGGAAGGGGAGCGGTTTACTACGTCTTCCTCTGGCGAGCAAGTCACGCTCGTCCCAGTTGTCACCTACTCGCTGAACGACGACCCCATCTCATTTGCCTACTCATCGGACAGCCCAACCGAGATCGACGTAGCGCCTGATGGTCAGGTGGTGTTCATGGTAGCACCAGAGGCTACTGCCAGTGCAATCATCACTATCTTGGCAACTAGCGGAACTGCGACGACCACACGGACTGTCAGCGTCACACTCACACTGTCGGGTGCATCGGTCGTTGAAGTCATCGAAGGTGGCGTAGCTGGTAGCGCACGTAAGGCACTCTCCGACCCAATGGACGACGCTCTGATTGTAGCTAACCCAGCGACACAGCAGCAGGTTTACACAACCCAAGACCCATACGTCCGCAACACGAGCTTCTTTCTGCAGGGGACACACGCAGAGGCACTTACTTGTGCGTCGCCTTGGAACTCTACTGGAGGCACTCGACGTGCTGGTACAGCAATTACACCAAGACACGCAGTCTGCGCAAACCACTATCCCGTCCCAGTTGGGGCAACAATTCGTTTTGTTGCGTCTGACAACACAGTCATCACCAGAACGGTTGTTCAGGCTGCTCGTATTTTCTGCAATGGCGTAGGCACAGATGCTTGGATGATTCTGCTAGACTCAGACCTCCCAGCCTCAATCACTCCCTGTAAGATATTCCCAGACGGCTACGAGACATATTTACCCGCTGGCGCAACAACTGCCGCAGCTTTCGCACTTCCACTGCTTGCAATGGACTTCAGCGAGAACGGCATTGCGCTTGATCTAATTACTGAGAAAGTGCAATCAAACATTCCTACAATGACTTACGGAGCGCCGACAATACCGCACCGCCTAGCATTCTACGACTCGATTATATCTGGGGACTCTGGCAACCCAATCTTTGGGGTCATCGGCTCTGAGCTATGGTTGCTGTCTACATTCTTCGGCGCTGGTTCTGGCCCGTTCTACGGCGGTCTAGTCCCAGAGCTTAATGCAATGATTACAACACTCGACACCCTTCAAGGCGACATTACTGGACACACCGTCACAGTTGGCGACCTTTCGTCATACACAGCATATTAAGTTACAACGAACATGAACATACACCAATTAGCGGAGATGATCTCCCTTATAATGACCATCCCGACCGTTTTGCTGGCGGCGGCAGTGGTATACTTGTGGCTACCTGCTGCTCGTGCTGCACTTAAAGAAGATAGCCGAGACGCTCACCAATGGTTTATCCTCGGTGTCGTAGGTGGGTTCCTTGGGTCTGCCATAGACAACTCATACTGGTTCATGCCGTGGACAGCTTCGTTCATGGGGGAAACGGCTATATTCGGTCAGTTGACCGAGTTCGGTGTATACTTCAACGTGTTTTTCAGGCAGGGTCTCGGCATATTTGCTGCATTTTGCCACATCAAGGCGGCTGAGATGTCGTCACTAAAGAATGTCATGATCATCAACAGGCTACTGGTTGCGTCATACTTTGTCGGCATCAGCTACGTTCTTATCGTCAGCATGGCAAGCCTGTAGTGTCATGGAGCCAGCAACATTCATCAACCTGATCGTGGGTGCAGCGGCGGCAATGACCACTGCAATCGCCTTTCTGTTTAGGACGGTAATGTCGCTCCATAAAGACCAAACTCAAATGTCCTTAGAACTTGGCAGGCTAAAGGGCAGACAGCAGGGAATCGAAGAACTCTCAAACAAAGTCTTAGACGTAGTTCACAGAAATACAAATCAATGAAAAAGCTAATACTCGCATCAGCACTAATCCTATCTGGTTGCGCCTACAAGGGCGACGTATATATTTATTCACCCTCTGGAGCTGGCAATGCCATCGAAAAGGCAGTTGACGCATCCGTCGATCTCCCCGTCTTACCATAATGAAAGTTATCGTAGTCATATCTGGATTCACCCAGAAAAAGCACCAAAACACTGGCTCCAAGCAATTGTGGCGTGAGCTTCGGTTGCTTGATGACATTTGCGAGTGTGAGGATGCGCTTATTCAGCTGAAGGAATGGGACGCGGACTGGAAGAAATATGCTAAATACATCAACAGCCTGAAGCCCACAGAAGTCCTTATATGCTGTTACAGTTGGGGAGGGGGGTATGGTATGCCCCAGCTATCGAAACGCCTTCAGTGCGACGTGAGCGTGGTTGCTTGCGATCCTGTGTATCATAGCCCGACAATCCTCGGCAGGTGGTGGGCTTTGTTTGACAGAAGGATCAAACTTGACAAGAATGTTAAAGTAGTGGGATGGGTGTCCCAAAGAGGAGATTATTTAGACGGAGACAAGCTGGTTGGCGGTAAATCAATTTGCAGGGAGAGAACATACGACTACGACCACCAAGAGATAGATAATTCACCAGAGTATCACAAGGCGGCGGTTCTAGCTGCTAAAAAATATTTACAAACTTAATTATTATGAGTACGACAACTATATCTGGCAGTATCAACGGGGTAAACAACACAGCCCTCGCAAACAAGTGGATCACTTTCCGCCTAGTTCAGCTCGGCACGGACTCGGTGGCGACGGCAACAGTGGCACAGAGCGTTGACTCGGTTCAGACGGATGCCAATGGCGACTTCTCGATTGACGTATGGAACAACGGCGACAGCGGCAAGCCAAGTATTCTTGAGATTACAGTGGAAGGCTCAAAAGCTGAGAAGGTAATCATTCCTGCTGGAACAGCAAGTATTGAGCTTTGGGATCTGATTGAAAACTATCAAGCCGACGGAAGCACCAGCGAGCAGGTTCCATTTGTGTCAGACCTCTTCGTCCGCAAAGCTAGCAACCTAAGTGACCTTGAAAGTGCTACTACAGCGAGATCAAACCTTGGTCTAGGCACAGCGGCAACAACAGCAGCAACGGACTACGCAACGGCAGCACAGGGAGTCAAGGCGGATGCAGCTATTCCAACATCTGGCATCGGATCTACCGTCCAGGCATACGCCTCTGTCCTACAAAGCACAACAGCTTCATACACCACAGCAGAAGAGATCAAGCTTTCTGGCATCGAGGAACTGGCTGATGTTACGAACGCAACAAGCGTTGAGTCCGCTGGTGGATACATCGTTGGTGGAAATGACGTTGCCCTGACAGACGGTGGCACTGGAGCATCTGATGCGCCGACCGCCCGCACAAACTTGGGTTTCCGAGACAACGTATCTGGCGCTGTTACCGCCGTGGGCGTTACGTCATACACTGTATTGAGTACGGATAGTGTTCTCACGGTAGACGATACTGCGATTGGCGGTAATGTTACACTTAACTTGCCTAGTGCGGCAACCCTAGGATCTGGATGGACCCTGGACGTCAAAAAGACTGGATCAACTTATTCCGTTACCGTTGAACCAGATGGAACAGAAACAATTGATGGAAACTTAACCCTGGCTATAACTGACAACAATCAGGCAGTTCGATTTGTTTCCAACGGAACTAATTGGGAAATCCTGTCTCCCCATAACGTCAACGGGTGGGCAATTTACGATGACCTAGCCTCTGTCACCACGCCAGTTTCAATAGCAAACACAAAGCACCAGATAACAATTGATGGGCTCGGTCCAGTCAACGAAACAACCTATCTTCCAATTGGCGTAACGTCACTCTGGAACTCAACAACAAATAAAATTACACCAGCAAAACTTGGTGATGCTTACGATATTCGGGTAGACTTTGAGGTTGACGCAACATCCGTCAACGATTACGCCAATTTTATTGTAGACATTGGAACCGATGTTTCACCGAATCCAATTGTCAATCGAAGTATTACATTTCAAAAAACTGGGGTTTCGTCTTTTTCGGTGGGATTTCCAGTTGGCGTAAAGTCAGATTTCATGACAAATGGAGCTAGGCTGTTCATCGATACATCTGGAAGCGGAAGCACTATTCAGCTCTCTAATGTAGATTTATTCATTAAACGCGACTTCTCAACATTATAATATGGCAAATCAAGGCAGTATTAGACTAAAAGTCACTAACGACGCACCTGCAATTAAAAAGTTGTGGAACGGGCGCTTCAAGCTAGAGTTTCTGTGCGACAACAATAGTCCCAAGGAAGACTGGTATTATGACAACATCTCGTCGATCTTGCCAGATTACGGCATCTTGCAAGACACAAACTTTGGCTCTGGGGTATCGGAAGACTGGGAAGCAATTCCAGCATCCGTCTACCCAGACATGCGCCTAGTTGAGACTGAGTATGTCTATATCCCCTCAATAGGCGACAAGCGCGTTAAGCTTACCTACGAGACGCTCACAGCCTCTTGGGTAGAAGAGAAGGACGAAGACACAGATTACGAGCTAAACGGCTTGAAGCGCGTCTCACGCACCTTCGTTGCCCTTCCAGACACCGCATACGATAAGGTTGTTGGAACTAGCACGATTGACAGCGATGGGACTACATTATACCTTGGCAGCTTTAAGATCGAGAAGACGGAAGCAAAGTGGGAGCTGACTGAGGTGTGGCTTGAGGCAGGAATCCTATCGGAGACACTGGACAATGTAGGTTCACAGAAGGCTAAGGTCATTGAAACAATTGGCACTGACCCCATTACCCCACCTGGATACCTCTTGGCAAGCACACGGGAATCTGATATTCAGGGAATTAAGACTAATCAGTTTACGTTCTTAAAAAATGGTGCAGTAATATCCGAGTCTAGGGCGATGGAAAGCGAAGGGGTGTTTAGGGTCACCAAAGTGTTCTTCAATAACGCTAGAACTACAGTGGGACCAATTATCGCCCAAAGGACGGACAACGTTGACGGAATGCCGACTATATCTATCACCACACTGCAAGACGCAGACGGCAATAGCATTGTTGATGGAGGCGAGAACTTAGTCAATCAGGTAAGTGGGTTTTCCCCATTTACGTATCCTGGTGTGCTGAATGTTGAACGTCGTGAAACAACGAATAACGGGGGCGGAGATTGGCTGCAAGTCAAGGGGTTGCTAGTAGATGCGCCAGCTCAGTGTAAAGTTAGAACGACAACATACTTTATCTTTCAAACATCCAACTCCATTGAATCGTCGGATTATAATTATAAAAACTCTTCTGGACTGTGGTCCCCGAATCATTGGGCGGCATTTTCCCTATCAGCTTCAGGTTCATTTGACGAAGGATTGTTTTCAGACAGTTCAACATTCAGAGGCTACAGAACGTCATCCGCTAGCCAGTCGGGGACCCTAAGTGGACCACTCCTTAGTAACGCCCAGCTTTCGTGGCAGGGTCAATCCGTCCTGGTTGATAGTGAGACAATCACATATGATCTAGTAGTTGACCAAGGCCCAGTAAACCCAATTGGCAACACTTACACTTTAGATGTGCAGATAACTCCAGCATTTGACGACATTGACGGGAATAAGTATTACAAGAAAACCATTGTAGTTACAGATGCCATTCCTTCTCAACCAGATACGGCTTCACTGCCATACACGGCTTCACTGCCTTCACTGCCCGACACCTAATGCTCACACAAGGAGAGTTAAATAAAGGAAACCTAGAGTCAATAGCAAGGCAGCGTGAGTCTCGGTCAGCTCGTGCCGCAGCACGGGCGGTCAAGGATAGGCGAAAAAAACTGCTGTCCAATGCTACGTCAAGCGGAGAGCGTCGAGCAATAAAATCTGGGATATACGATTTAGACACTCAGCCCAGGCGGGACGACAATAAGGAGGGGACAGATGAGCGCATTCAGAATGACGGAATTGACAGGATTACCAGTCCACTTCAAGGTGATAGTGGCGGTGGGCTTACAAATGGCTACGAGGAAACCGCAGTGACACTATGTGAAAACGGCAGCCCTATTACTGGTAAAATCTTATTTAAAGCTGACTGATGGCCGAACCATTTACATTCTTGGGTGCAGGAAATGGTTTTAATAACTGTCTGCTAGAAGATCCAGAATTAACTCCATCTAATGGAATAACCTATACTGAATTAATGAATTGTTTCTATAATATTGGGAAAATTAATGTTTTTTGTCAGTATACAAACACCAAATCTGAAGAGTGCGATCCTCCAACTTTCAGTATAGAAATAGATGAATTTGAGTTATCAGAACCCAGGGATCGTGTTTGCCAATTTTACAATAGGACTATACCTGATCCGCTTGATCCTAGTAAATCTACTACATCCAAGCATCCAGGCTGGTATGAAGAATCAATCCCCAGTGCTGATGATAACACTAGTTTTTACTTTGAAGGAACGGAAGGGGAGCCTTGCTATACCACCGATTTTGCAAATGCCTACTGCGGTGTAAATGTTCGATTTGCTCCAACAATAGATGATTCTGGTGATGGTATTGATAGTAATTTTAATCTTAGCGAAATAGGAGAGGATTTTTTTCTTTTTGCATTACCTGCTATCGAGGTCTATCTAATTGCTGACAGTGATTATTTTTTAGATGACTGGAGCATGTGGTATTTCACATTTGATGCAAGCAGTCTTCTAAATCCAGACGGCGATTCAGATGGTTGGCAACATGTCGATACAGTTAATTTTGAGGGAACTACTTTTTATGGAATGTGGTATGCTTCGGAACCATATGACTCAAGTAAGCATCCGCACATTACCAGCATTGAGCCAGTTCAGTACAGTTAAGTGATGGATGAAAATAAAAACAAATTAGAATTACTGGCTCGTAGAAAAGAAATAATAGAGCGCAGGCTTCGTCAGCGTGGACTAGGTGATCGCGTAGAACGCATAGCACAACCCATAGCCAGAGCAATAGACAAGGTGGCTGGGACTAACATCCAAGGATGCGGAGGCTGCAAGAAGCGCCGCGAAGCACTTAACAAGGCATTTCCATTAAACTAACTTGACACATAAGCTAAACTAAAAATAGAAAACATATTATGGCAGAACAATCAGCATTTTTAACAGCATTCGACGAGATGCAAAAGAAGAAGCGTGAGCAGGAAGGCTTTAGCGCACCAGCACCGATGGAATCCGTAGTGGACACGGTTGGTCAAGCACCAGCAGTGCAAAGCCCGTTCTCGCAAGCAGCAGCAGCAGCACCCAACCCAGTAGCAGCAGCGGTTGACCCGATGGCACAGCCAGACGTATTGGCGGCAGCACCTACTGTTCAAGCCTTACCAGCACCAACCCAAAATGGAGCCATGATTGGTGTGCCAGATTTTGATGCACCATACATTTACCCAGAGGCCGCCAAGGCATTTGGTGATGTTCCAGTAAATATGCCGTCCAACTTGCTTGACCCTAATGCACAAATACGAGCAGCTCAAGATCGTCTTCCGTCTACACCCAAAGAGGTAATCCCGCGCGGCGGAGTAAGGACTCGCGGAACTGGCGGCGTACAATCCCCAATGGCAGCAGCAAGGGTTGGCGGCATTGCGGAATCGGAATCTGAGTTTGGTTTACTTGACACGTTTCGGGATGTTATTAATCCAAGCGAAGAGCAGAAAGCAGCCAATCTAGCTAATAGCTCACGAACTGGTGGTGTACAGGTGCTTCCAGAGCAACCAACTCCAGAAGTAGCACCAGCAGTTGAAATGGCAACACCAGAATCCGTAGCCAACCTTTCGGTCAACGGCACAGACGTTGTGACCCCAGAGGCTATTACCGAGGCAGGTCAAGTAGCGCCAGAGGCAGTAGCACCACAGGCACAGCTTCCTAGCACTATCCAGAATGCTAGTGGTCAAGACTTGATTGGATTTAAGCCTAAGTATGAAGGTCAGTCGCTAACAGACTACATGGCGGGTCGTGATGACCCTTCAGCGGCCTCCGTTCAAGTCCAAGACCCACAGGGTAGGTTCCGCCGTCAAGCCGCTCCAGTGGCAGGTGAGACACCAGAGCAGAATCAAGCTCGCACAGATGCTTTATTTCCAGAGCAAGCTGACTTTCAGCAAAAATCAGCAGACCGCGAAGCACGTGCAGCTCGACCAGACTTTGGCGAGGCTCAAGAACGTGCAGCAGGTACGGTGACCGACCGCGAACGTCGTGCAGCTCGTGGCGAAGGTATGAGCGATGCAGATCGCCGAGACATTGCTAAAGCAAACCAACGAGGCGCTAGTCCGAGTGAGATTGCACGTGGCGACAAGGTTGCTGCGTTAAATGGCATTGATCGCACGACTGGAGAACCACTTGAAGGCGATGGCTTAACATTTGACCAGCAACTAAAACTTCGTTCCCAGAAATTCAACGAGGGAAAGTTTGAGTATGAGATAACCAAGGATGCCAAAGAACTTTACGATAAAAGTTTGACCGAAGCCAAGGAAGCTAAAACAGCAGAAGCTAAAGCAGAGTCAGTGGGCAGGGGATTGGCTAGTTCGGTGGCTGATATGCGAGATGTGATGGGTCGAGCATCAGGTAGACTTAACAAGTTTTTCTCGACGGACATGGTTGGAAAAGCCGCATCCTTCTGGAAGGGATCTGACGCTGACGCCCAAGAGGCTGACTTTGCGTTCCTCAAATCTAACGTTGCCCTAAATGCAATGATGGAGCTAAAAGCCAACTCGCCAACGGGTTCAACTGGATTTGGTGCATTGAACACGGAAGAGCTTAAAGTCCTTACGAATCAATTTGCTACCTTAGACCCGTTTACGGACTCAAAGTTGGTTCGCCAAAATTTAAAGCAGTTAAATGAGCGCTTTGAAGGAATAATTCAAAATGCATACAACACACACGCCGCCGAGTATGGTAAGGAAGCTGCCGACAGTGTTTACGGATCAATGATGGGCGGCAAACAAGCCCAGGGTCAATCGAATCAAGCTCCATCTGGCAAACCAGTAACAACTCCTAATGGAAATTTCACAGTAACCGCAGTAACAGAGTAATAATATGGCTACATTTGACTTAGAAGACAACAAAACTGGATTAAAAATCAGGGTTAATGGTGAATCTATGCCAACCGAGGACGATATTCCTCAGTTGTTTGCTGCCGCCAGAAAGGATGCTCAAGAGCAACTTAGCACTGGGAAGTTTAAGCAAAATGCAGATTTCTCGGAAGTAGATAAAGCAACCGAAAGAAAGCGCATACAGCAACTATCTGCCGCTGCCCTTGGGGTTTCTAGTGACAATGTGGACATCGACTCTGGAATGAGCTTCTGGAATCGCACAAAGCTCAGTATGCAGCCGACAGATGCGGACAAGATGAAGCAATTGGAGGATACTTACGGTAAAGATGGCGTTGCTATGCTGGACGTGGGTGGAACTCCAAAGATGTTTTTTCGAGATCCTAACTCAAAAAAGATGACAATGGTTGACGAGCAGGGTGCGTCATTTGCTGACTTCACAGCAGACATTGCTGGATCTGCACTTCCAATCGCTGGGGCCGTTGGCGCGGCTGTAGCAACAGGTGGTGCTTCAATACCACTTATGGCTGGTGCTGCGGCACTTGGCGGTCTTGCTGCTGGCGCAGGGCAGGACACGGCTGTTCGTGCTGCATCTGACGAGGATCTACGACTCGGAGAAAGTTTTAGGCGTCGAGGAATCGAGGCTGCCATTGGTGTGCCAATCGACCTAGTGACGGGTGTCGGCGGCAGGTTTGTGTCGAAGGCAATCGGAAAGAGAACAATTGAAAAGGGAGCTGCGGAACTCACTAGCGAGCTTGATGGCCTTGCGGCCAGACTTGGCGGAGACGTTAATCTTACTGTTGCACAGGAAACTAGCACCGACCAGTCGCTCAAGCAAAGTATTCGCGCTGGCATTGACCCAGAGGGTCGAGAGGCTGCTGCATATGGCTTACAGAGAGACGAGATTAGCAAACTATCCAAGGTTCTTCGCGGAGAAGAAGCTTCGGTTGAGCCGATTGAGGATGTGATGCAGAACGTAGCAGACCGCCAGTTTAAGCTTATTGATGCTTATGAGCAACGTGTGGCCAAGATGGATGCACAGCGAATCGACGCAGAGGCACTTGCCAAAAACCAAACTGAAGCGCAGAAACGGTCAATCAAGCAAAAGCTTACGAATGAGCGTGAAGTAGAGCTTAAGGCCATGCGCGACCAAGCCGAGGCGGGCATCAAAAAACTGACCAAGGGTCGCCAACGCCTTGAGTCAACTATGGGAGATGATATTCGCAATCAGCAAGTGGCTGGGTTGAAGAATGCCAAGTCTGAGAGCGACACCCTATACGGAGATTTCTACAGCAAGGTAGATACTCAGCAAGCAAACACCCCTGCCGCGAATGTTCAGAGCGTCATAGATAGCATCGACGCAACCAAGGTAATAGACGAAAATCAGGCAAGGGCATTAACGTCATTGCAGAATCGAGTTGCAACTGGCGAGCCACTCGGCTTCAAGGAGCTGGATGCATATATACGAGATGTCACTGACGGCATTCGCTACAATAAGAGTCATGGCTTTAAGCAGTCTGAACTTGAGTTACAGCGGATCGGGAAGAAGCTGGACAAGCTACGTGACGACGCCATGAGCGCACCGAAGGAACTGGGCGGGCTAGGGGCTGGAGCGCCAGCAAAAGCGGCATACAAGAAGGCTCAGGCGCACTACAAGAACAAGGTGCTTCCTTTCTTTGATGGTGATCGTGCTGCGAACCTATCAAACGTAGCGGGTGGATCTGCTGAGGCGGTTGGCGCTCGCGGGGAGAATGTTCTAGCAAGGACATTTGCAACCAGAGCTGCAGTCAAAGACTCGATTGACTCTGGTGTTAGTCGTGACTCCCTGAAGAGGTCTTACCTCGACAAGATTATAAATGATGCTGGTGGTGGAGAGATTAAGTTTGATAAAAACGTCCTAGCCGAACTATACAAAACATCGAAAGGCGGATCTGCTAAGGTAATTTCTGACATCGACGCAATCAACCGAGCCTTGAAGTCTGGCAAAGGGAAGGCAAATATCACCGCCGATGAAGTAAAGATGGTAATGGAGGGCTTTGAGCCAAAGGCTAGAGCAAAAGCGCTCAGAGCAATTGCGGAGAAGTCTAAGACAGAGGAGAAGCTTGCCGCTGCGCGTAAAAGCGTTCTATCCAAAGTAGCTAAGGGCGAAATGCCAGCACCAGAGGACATTCACCATTTTATTGGCGATATTTCTAAGCTAAAACCAGGACAGATTCAAAAGCTTATGGATCGTTTGCCAAGTGATCGCGCCAGAAAGTCTTTGAGTCGAAGTGGCTATGATGCTCTGCTGGAAAAGGCTGGGGCTAAATCAGCTAAGGCTCAACGCTCTGGCGTGGCGACTGGCCGAGAAGCACTCTGGGAACCAGAGACCATGCACACAATTCTCAACAACTCCAAGGAGCGGGCGCAATGGGAGTCGCTGATAGGCAAGGACGCGGTGGCGGATCTTGAGGTGCTGAACAAATGGCTGTTGTCTTCCGCCGAGATACGCGACACGGCCAAGGAAAGCGTTGGTCGGTTCGTCACATCGACTGGAGCCAGTGGAACGCCAAATATGCTTTTCGTCTCACCACAGTTGCCAAGATGGATTGGCCGAAAAATGCTAAGTGTCATCCACACATCTCCCCTCACTCGGATGATGCTCAAGCGAAGCCTCAAAGAGAGCAACGTAGATCAAAACACGATCAACAAGCTCTTCTACACGGCAATGGGGACTCGCAGGGGAATGGATGCCATCACGGATGAAATGGCAAAAGACCCGACCTTCTCGGCATACGTACAAGAAAGCATGAAGGACAGGGAACAGCCCTCAGAGGCTCCACAAGCCCCTCGGCGTTAAAGTGGGGTCTTACCCCTCGCAAGTAATTCAAAGCCCTCCTAGGGCATGTCAGGGCTCAGGATGATGCCATAGCTGACTTAAACAACAAAGCCCCAGACTCGAATTGAGCTGGGGCTTTTGCTTGCCTAAACACGAAAAAAGCCAGCCCCCGAAGAGACTGGCTTTAACACAACACAACGGCAACCAACCGCTACTATGAATGAAATTTTAGAAGGAGTTTAAGATATCTCCGATAATGTCGTCTAACTCCTCCTCATTCGGAATATGGGCAGCTACCGAGTCTGGGTGAAAGCCAATACCGACTAGAGCGGCTCGCACCATCTCGACGGCTTGAGTGATACCAACGTCGCCCTCTGCGGACTCGATACTTACTTCGTACTCTGGATCTGTGATTTGGATTTTCATAATTGATTTGATTGATAATTTGTGCTACTGGAGATACTATATCATGCTTT